CTTATGCCAAATAAGAATGCGACAGATATGATCAAAACATATCAAACATTTCATTTATGGATGATATACGCTGGATGATTTAACATGAATTGAACAAAGACACAGATGAGTTAAGTATCTAAAAAGACTTAAAAGTGTCCCTAAAATTGAGAAATAAATTGATGGATGAGGCTTAATATTAACGTGAAGTAAATAAGAGCTAGACTATAGAAATGGTTTATGAATACTATGGAGATGTATTAAAAATAACTAAAGATTTCACGCCCAATAGACCTGGAAACCATCAATTTTTAGAGTTGAATAGTTGGGAAGATTCTGTATCAAGTGTAATATCGAGTTACTAATTGATGCAGCGCTAATTGGATCCACGCAAACTATTCGTAAATATCAAGAGGCATATGGAGTAATTTAAGGTTGAGTAGAAGAACGGGGGTTATATGTCTATAAAAGAAGCAATTGGGACAAGCGGAGTTCCAGACATTTTAACTTTCAACCTTTACTCTATACCTACTTAAATCAGAAGGGTTAACTGGTTTAGTTTAGTCAATAGAAATAAGATCTTGGCTTACGATATAGAGGGTACGAAAGATACAACTACTGTCTGCTTCACTATTTTAGCTGGCTATGAGTTTTCTACTTTGTATTTGACTAACGACTCGTATGGATAAGAATGTTAAAGAGCAATAATATAGTCGTTGGAGTAAAAGATTCTATTAGTATGGGATAGCAACTTAGAGTCAAAATTTGTACCGGAGAATTGTTTTGTGGTAGATTGCCAATTAGCTAAATAAGACGGGTTCTACGATAAGAAAGCTTCCATCGTAGAATTATCTCGACCTATGGGGTCGCATATAAGTTTGAAAGAAAAGAATATTTACCGTCGTGTATCCCGAGGATCATGTTCGAAGAGGATAGTTGAGTATAATGTATCAGATGTTCTTTATCTGTGGCACAGTATGACTCAGGGTTAAAGAAGAGTTGCTCTGGGAGGCAGATAAGAGGTAACTTCGAAAGGTCAACAAAAAAGGACAAGGGGGTAAAAAGTGAAAGATAAGAAGAATCAAAAATCCCGAAGATAATAAAAATCAACATAACGAGACGCCAACGTATAATAATGGGAGAGAGTCTCGAATAAAGATACGAAGCATACATCTGGGCAGAAGATTATGGAGGTAAGCGAAGTTCTATAAGAGCAACAATAGAAAGAATGGATAGAGGATTCAGAGGACATTCCTCTGAAATACATAAAGAGCGGTGAAGATGGAACTATGCTAATAGACCCACCAGGTGTGAGAAATAATTGCGTTTTGGAGGCTATTATATTGTCAACAACCAATGTAATAGGAACTGAGCAAAAACTGGAAATTTATAGAAAGGGTGTGTTTTCCTTCTTGATGGACAAGCTGTCTGATTTGCCTTTAGTAGCGAAACAGATAGTTATAAAGTGGAGTAGCAGTATGGGGTTAAATGAGAGAGAGTCAGGAACTCTATATGCCCACTTCAAATAAGATCAATATTACGCAGATTTATATATAGAGGCTAGCAATTAACATGCGTTGGTTAGACCCGTGACTCAGAAGACATTAAAAGATATGAAATCTGTAGCCAATAAGATATACCAAGTGATGAAAACGATGCCTGAAAGACAAGGAGAGGATGTTATATTTGTGTCGGATGGTGTTGATTCCTAAGGAGATTTTGAATATAAACCTTTATTGTCTGTCCCTATCAGAAATGGTCGAAGAATGCTTATCTCAGAATTGGATTACATCGCTAAGGAGCATGATCAAGGTCTGGAAATAGTATGGAAGGCTAGAAAAACAGATTTGGTTGTTTACTTAGAATTTTAGGAGTTTGTGAATAATTAAAATGTATTGAAGTATATCGATAGTAATTTCTCTGATTTGGTAGATGTGCTCACACATTAAAAGTAGATAGTGGCTTACGCGAAGTGGAAAGTAAATGATACCGACGAATTATTCAATTACTCATAGTTAATGAAAGAGTATCCTCATGTTGCAAGGATTAACCAATAAAAAATGAAATATAACATGAAGAATATCATCAGAGAATAAGATTCAGCTAGTACCATTATGGAATACTTCTAAGAGAATCAAATGTATGTAGAGAAGGGGTAGTTGGTTGAGCACGGACATGGAACATTAAGGGAGATCTCGTCTTTGATAAATTGGAAATTATTAACAGGAAAATACGGAGGTAGATTTCAACATGTCATAGATCACGCTAGTAGATTCCATGCTGTTCAAAAATACTATATGCCGGATGTTACTATGATGAGATATATATTCTCAGAGGAGGATGAACAGTATCTTAGAAAACATGGAGGGGTATTAAATGAGGGTTCTTTAAATAATATACTACTTAAAAGAGGGGGGATAGAATGTCTAGAGGACGACGTAGTTCATATTTTCACGGATTGTCACTACTACGAAGGAATAGAAACAACTATAGCACGATCTCTCACACATAATAAAGACATTTACCTCTCTGGTATATAACCTATGGAATGTGAGTCTTATGTAGAGACCCTTCCTGAATATGAGTTAAGAGTAGGTGAAGGAAAAATCTTTTTTAAGCCAAAGGGATCCAATGGATATTAACACAGGATGAGTTAAATAACGGGGTAACTAGATAAAGTCTCCAAAATAGACATATATAAAGGTAGAAGTTGGCTTGGGATTAAACAATATGATCAATTATATGTGAAGGCTATTGTTTGCGATTCAGTACAAATTTCGGAAAAGACTTAATATAATGTGTGGAAAATCGTGAATTCCAATGAGTATGAATATTAATAATACCGAGAATTGAAAGAGTAATAGACTTAAGTAACACATCATGATAATCAACTGATCACCTAGAAATAAATGGAGATTATGGAAGAAATTATAGCTATAAGAGAAAGCTCGTAAACTCAAACATAGAATATATAAATAGCTATTAATAAAGCTTAGTTGAATATTGATTAATACCACTTAGCTTAGAGGATACTGAAGAAAAAACGACTCTAATAGTACTAGACATTACTAGAAATGGAGTAAAGAATAGACGCTGATAAATAGCTTTCTTGTTGGTTCTATTAACGATATTGGGAAAAATTTTTGCGAAAACTTAGAATTCGAGACAGTCCAGAGTATAGGTTTGACCGAAGAACAGACATACTCTTAACTAATTGTCACACTGAGGGCGAAGTGAAATAAAAATTAAAAAACAAGCTGTCTATATAAATTAAAAGAGCTGAATCTAGGAAAGTCCCTATACAGCGAGCGACTTACAGTTAAAAAGGAATGGATTAAATTGGTCGACAGAGGGATGAGAAGTTTGTCTGTTAAAAACGATATAATGAAAATAATTAAGGTGAACATTTCGACCCATTGAGCAATAAAAGATCTAAAGGAAAGAAGATGGCGTTGTATCATGATGTAGAAATGACTCTAACTAGAAATCCAATTTGTCAGTGTGAAGGGAGCTATTCTACTATTCAGGAGATGGAAGGACATATAACTTAATTCCCTAATTGTGATTATAATCTAATATATGGAATCCTTTATAGGGTCTCTCATGTCGATAAATATCCGCATCCAAGTATTCTATTAGACTATAGCTAATTTCTAGACAGAGAACTTCCCGCTCAAGAAGAACTAATGAAATAGAAAATACAATTTCTAGACGTGTACACAGCAGAGTAATTTATAAAAGATACAATACCTAGTAAGAGAAGAACATATAGTAGAACTTTAGCTGATCCAGATAAAATACACATAGTTCCACCAAATTTCGAATTGACGGTAAAAACTGATGAACATTAAGTGGGGACTCAGAAAGATAATGGGATTAGGTAGAGGGTAACGGGTAACCCCGATTAATGGACTAAGGTATATGGATCATATTCCACTAGGACGTTCTTTAATGGGATAAAGAAAAACTATGACTGGGAGCCATTAGATAGTTGGACTAGAGGGATTTTTTGTGGAATGAGTATATATGATGTAGCCGATAAATACACTGAATATATAAACGAGATAGACTCTAAGTACTCTCCTCTTCTCTATGACAGATACATACTCACAATGGATGGTTCTTCACATGACGCCCATTAACACGATGTCTTATTAAAATTAATAGATGTCAGAATTGTAACTAATGTAATGCCAACGGCTTTGATAAAAACAGAGATCGACCCATCCATACACAAACCATTAATGTAGAGGTTAACTCTAACCAAGTATAAAATAAGGGCTACTGTTCCAAAGAAATCAAATTGCAAGAACTTTTAAGATTAGAAGTTTATGTCAATATTTCACGCAAAAGTCAATGGAAAAGTTTTATCAGGGCATCCAATAGTTACCTCAACCGGGAACACACTCAGGGTGATAAGTTACATAAAATATTTAGAAATGAAAATATAAAATGACTACTCTAGTGTTAGAATTTTTCCTGGTTAGGCTGGAGATGACGGAATGCATATATTAATCGTGAGGAAAAATACTTATGATAAGGGAACATTTAAATAATATATATTAGATCAAGTCTCCAAGTATATAGGAACTAACACTCCTTGCGGATTAAACGGGTTGGGATAAACCATATCTCAAGTTTAAATATCAGAATCTATTACAGGGAATGAATTTTTGTCTACCATGTCCTCATATTTTGGAGGAGCTGTTTCATTTACTAGGTTGCCAGAAAAATTGTAAATACAAGCTGTCTGCATGAAGAACAGTACAGAGTTGATGCCGAATCAATTGCTGAAACTGTAATGGATTTCACTACAGGCAATACCAGAGTATCTATAACCATTTAGGAATAAGTATGAGAAAGTAGCTATGAACACGGTAACAACCAAAAAAATGTTGGAAAAATTAATGTACGATTATAAATATATAACAAAGACCACTGGGGATAACCAGAACAGATTTGAAAGAACAGATGAACCAGCTTCTTTCCTCTTGGTTCCAAGAATGGAGAGACTATAATACGATACAACTTTTTTCTTGGGTGGAAAAAAGGCAAGAATTAAAAGTGTACAGAGAAGAAATTTTTAAGATAATTAGGAGATTTTTAAATATAAAATGACACAAAGTTCAAAGAAAACAAAACAAAAACTTGGACAAAAAAGAACAGGAAAAAATCCTTAGACACAATGGGTTAATAAACTGAAGTAAATTGTCGATAAAGAAAATTAACTGACCAAAAGAACTAGGGCATTAGAGTAAGCTTTGATTCAACCCCAGTCTGGATTAAGATAGTACCGCATTAAAACTCGAGGAAAAATGAGAACCGACAGGCTGTATAAGTCTATAAAATCTTATTTGAATCCATTTGAATCTGAACCAGTTAGATTTTATAAAGAATCCACTAGACCTAGTACCATTTATAGAAAAAGAGGCTATCTAACGGCTACTACTAGTGCCACTGGATCCATAGCAATAGCGATGAAAAGAACGAACAATAAAGTTGAGATAGGTTATGACAATACATCGCCGGTACACGAACCAACAACTAACGTTTATACCTACACTGATGTGATAACTATGTCAGAATTAGGCTATAATCTACAGATAGTTCAATTAGGAATGAGAATTAAATACATTGGACCTTTGATGGATAGAGGAGGTGTTTGCTATACTGTCCCAGGCGGTTTGTCTACTTAACAAGCTCACTAACACCCTCACGGAGCGGTGAGATTGATTGATGATCACTGGATAGATTGTAGAATACCCGCAAATGACCTTGTAGCACAAGACGTCGCAGGTTAAACAGAACATTCAGCCACGTGTTACATTCATGCATATTTTGATGGATTGCCAGCAAGCTCTGCTTGTTTGTTGATGGAGGTAGTTTATGCCTTAGAATTTGAGCCTAATGTAGATGATATTCAATTGTTCAACCCTGAACATCACAATAGACTTACGAGATAGGAGCAAGATCAGCTTCATACTATAATGAACGCCTATAGGATCGATTAAAGACTACATGGAGTGACTAGTGATGCAGACAAACTAGACTTAGTGAGCAAATATCTAACCACTCAATAGGGTTAGATACATGCATCTTCCTCTAAGAACGAATAAAATATAGTGTACGACGCTATTAATAGTGCATACGGAACAGGAAAGCAAGCAGCCAAATGGGCTTGGAATAACGCAGGGTTATTAGCGTAAGTGGGTTTTAGTTTGGCAGGAAAACGAAACTAGACATCAACGAATAGAATGATAAAATATAGTGGACCATTGAACACAATTCCAGAGATAGATTGAGGAGTGATGGATATGGAGTGATTATAATTTAAAAACAAAAAACAAAAAACAAAAAATAAAAATACCAAAAACAAATAAAATAAATAATAATAAACTAATAAGTTTGGAAAGACTCTCTTTTAACTTTTAAGTTAGAAGAAACTTTTCGGTTAATGACAAATTAATCGCATCTATTGAACAGGGCAGACGAGTAGGATACCTGACTTCAATCGGCTATGCATGGACTCATTAAACTCTCTTAGGGTTCCTCAGAACTATACCAGAGACGAGTCATTGCTAGGTTCATTAGATAGAGTGAATGCTTAGCTTTTCTAGGCAAACTCAACCATCCTATATCGGGATGAGAATACCCTTTAGACACCTTAAG